ATGGACATGGAAGGTCAATTTAAATCAGAAATTGATTTAATTATGAAATATAGAGAAATGTCTCAAGTCTCCGATTGTGAAATAGCAGTAGACAATATCGTAAACGAAGCAATAGTTCAAGATGGTACAAATCCACCAGTTAATATAGTTTTAGACCAAACATCCCTTACTGATTCTATCAAGAAAAAAGTACGAGATGAATTCACTAAAGTTTTAGACTTACTGAATTTTAACAATTATGGTCATGATATTTTTAGAAGATGGTATGTTGAGGGAAAAATATACTATCATATAATGATTGATGAAAATGATCCTAAACTTGGTATTGTCGAACTACGAAGTCTTGATGCCACAAAAATTAAAAAAGTCAAACACGTTAAACAAGAAAAAGTTGCAGATAAAAAGATAGAAGTTTCTCTCAATCCAATGTACACTTACAATGAAGCAGGATTGGATTCTAGAACAGGAAACGGAATCATGATTTCTGGTGATAGTATTGCATATGCAACATCTGGAATACTGAACGCAAACAAAAAACAAGTATTATCTTACCTACACAAAGCAATCAAACCACTCAATCAGTTGAAAATGGTAGAAGATGCGATTGTAATCTATCGTATCTCACGAGCTCCAGAACGCAGAATTTTTTACATTGATGTAGGTAACTTACCAAAAATCAAAGCAGAACAATATATTCGTGATATTATGACACGATACAAGAATCGTTTAGTTTATGATTCTGATACTGGCGAAATCAAAGATGATCGAAGACATCAATCTATGTTGGAAGACTATTGGTTGCCACGAAGAGAAGGTGGAAGGGGAACAGAAATTACCACACTTCCAGGCGGTGAAAATTTAGGTCAATTAGATGATGTTGAATTTTTTCAGAAAAAATTATATAAAGCACTTCATGTTCCTGTATCTCGTTTAGAGGCTGACTCTGGTTTCTCTTTGGGGAGAGAAAGTGAGATTACAAGAGATGAATTGCTTTTCAGTAAATTCATTCAAAAATTACAAACACGTTTTTCTCATGTTTTTGATGAAATCATGGAAAAACAATTGATATTGAAAAATATCATGACTGCTTCAGAATGGTCTAAGATAAGGGATAAAGTACATTATCGTTTTGAAAAAGATCATTACTACACAGAATTTAAACAGCAAGAAACTTTAAGTCAAAGAATAGATCTTGCAAGAAATATGGAAGATTTGGTGGGTCAATATTATTCAAAAGAATGGTTTAGAAAAAATATTCTTAGACAATCTCAAGATGAGGTTGAAATGATAGACGCTCAAATTGAAAAAGAAAAAGCCGATGGTGAGTATGACGATGAAGGAGGTGAGGATGAAATGTAATCTTCACTCTCAAAAGTTTATAAATATTAATAATAATTTGGAGATTTAAATGGCAGAACAAGAAACACAAAGAGATTTTAAAACAGTAGACATTGTTGATTTTTCAATGCAAGGAAATCCTACAAGAGTAAACGATGCATTTGGTCAATTAATTTCAGACAAAGTAGTAGATTATCTTGCAACCAAAAAACAAGAAGTTTCTGCTAATATGTTTAAACCACAAGAACAGCCTGCTGAGGTGGAAGTACAAGCTGCACCAGAAGCAGAGGTAGAAACTACGGAGGCATAATGGCATTTGCAACTAGAACACTTATCGACACAGGATCTACAGATACTGGCTCGGGTAAAATAGTAATTTTGATTGATTTAAGTGATCATGATGGAGCTGGATTATTTTTAGATGCACATAGTTTAACTGCTTTTGCAAATGGTGCAAAAGTAAATATTCGTAAAATGAGATGGGGAATGGTAAGTGGAGACATAAGTGAAGATGCAAGTGGATCTGTAAAAATTGAATTTGTAGGTGCAAGTTCAAATACAACTGCTATAAATCTTGCTGGATCTGGATATTATGATGGCCCAATGATTTATGGTAATGCAACGAATACTACCGCAACATCCGCAGATATTAGTGGAACTGGTATTCATGTAACAGGATTTCTTATGATGGAATTATCTAAAGCTTCTGGATGGACAGGATAATGAAGACATTTAAAGAGTTCAGAGAATCTATTGGATATTCTACTAAATTGGAAGTAGTAGAAAGAGAAAAAATAGAGATTTTTGAAGGGGATGTAATTGACCAATTACGGAAAATTGCAAAGTCTAAAAAAGAAGCAGATGTTACACTTAAATCTGGATCTTCACATAAAATAGATCCAACTTCTGCAAAACAAATAATAAAGACTTTTGACTCCCTAAATAGTTCTAAACAAAAAAAGGTGCGAAAAGACATGAACAAAGATACAAAAGGTTTTATGACCATTATGGATTTCGCACAAGAAAACGCACAAAGGTAGGAAACATGAAACTAATTTGCGAATTACAAGAAGCCGTAAATTATGAGTTGCTTGAGGAAGAAAATAAACCCAAGCAATATTTCATTGAAGGTATATTCATGCAATCGGAAAGAAAGAACAAAAATGGAAGAATATATCCATTAGAAGTTCTTGAAAAAGAAGTAGACCGATATGTATCAGAATATGTAGAACCTAAACGTGCATTTGGTGAGTTAGGACATCCCGATGGCCCAACTGTCAATCTTGATCGTGCATCACACATGATTCAATCTCTGAAAAAAGAGGGAAAGAATTTTGTAGGAAGAGCAAAGATTCTTGATACACCAAATGGAAAAATTGTAAAAAGTTTAATAGATGAAGGTGCAAGGTTAGGAGTTTCTTCAAGAGGAATGGGAACTTTGAAACCAGAGAAAAAAGCACAAGTAGTTCAAAACGATTTCTATCTTGCAACTGCTGCTGATATTGTCGCAGACCCTTCTGCTCCTAATGCTTTCGTTGAAGGTATTATGGAAGGTGTAGAGTGGATTTGGGATAATGGTTTGCTAAAGGCACAAGATGTAGAAAGGGCCCGAGATAATATCCGTAGTGCCTCTTCCAGAGAACTTGAGGAAGTAAAATTGAATGAGTTCAAAAATTTATTGTCAAAACTATGATTTTATAAATATTAACAGTAACAAAATACTATAATTTTTAGGAGTTTCAATGGCTACTGAAGAAATCACAAATCAAGAGGAAGTTCTGGAAGAATCTGAACAGGAGGAACTTGTTGAAGCTCCAGAACAAGAAGAGCAACTAGAGATCGAACTTTCGGAAAAATCAAAATCTGAAGCGGCACACGAAGATGACGAAGACGATGATGACGAAGACGAAGAAGAGGAAGAAGAGCAGGTAAAGAAAGAGGAAGTTAAAGTTCCTTCTACCAAATCTGCTATGATTAAAGCACTCTTTGATAAAGTCAACGGCATGAAGAAAGAGGAAGTTACCGCTAAATGGAAAGATCTTATGGGTGTTGCCGAAGCAGAAGATATGGGAGGCCCAACTCCTATGGATTCTGACAATCAAAAAGATGCAGTCGGTAAAAAGAAAAAGAAAATGAAAGTTGCAATGCCAGAAATTAATGTCAAAGAAGACATTGATGCTTTGGTTGAAGGAGAACAACTTTCAGAAGAATTCAAATCAAAGGCATCGACAATTTTCGAAGCTGCAGTTCATCAAAAAGTGATGGAAATTGCAACAGTTAAAGTTGAAGAGCTTGAAAAAGAATTCCAATCAGATTTACAAGAAGAGATTATCTCATTCCGTGATGAGTTGACTGAAAAAGTTGACGGATACCTCAACTACGTTGTTGAAGAGTGGATGAGAGAAAACGAACTTGCACTCGAAAATTCACTTAGAAGTGAAATTACAGAAGAGTTCATGGGTGGATTAAAGAATCTCTTTACTGAACATTACATCGATGTTCCAGACGAAAAAGTTGACATCGTTGAAAGTCTCTACGATAAAGTCGAAGAACTTGAAGGACAACTTAATACTCAAATCGAAGAGAATGTCAAGACAAAAGACGAACTCAACGAATATCGCAAAAATAAAATCTTGGAAGAAGTTTGCTCTGATTTAGCAGACACACAATCTGAAAAGATGAAGTCTCTTGTAGAAGGTGTTTCTTACGAAGAGAATGCAGAAGATTTTGAGTCTAAAATTAAAACGATTAAGGAAAGTTATTTCCCTAATCAAGTCAAACAGGATGAAAACATTGACCAGAAAGATGTTGTTTCGGAAGATTCCCCATCAGAGGAAACTCCTAAGATGAATAACATCATGGAAGCTTACAGTAAAGCAATTTCTCGTAAGTAAATTTTAATTTTTTTTAACAATAATAGGAGTTAATAAAATGCAACTCTCAGAAAACGTAAATAAGAAGTGGGCGCCTGTCCTAGATCATCCCGATCTTCCTAAGATCACGGATGCTCATAAAAGAGCAGTTACGGCTATCTGTCTTGAGAATGTTGAGAAGCAATTCGTTGCTGATCAACAGATAACTCAAGGTGGAGGGTTATTGTCAGAAGCAACCCCAACTACACTTCAAGCAGCAACAACAGCAGTTACTGCTGGAGGTGCAGCCGGAAGTACAGATGCAGGACAAGTCGGAATGGACTTTGCAGACCCAGTTCTTATCAGCATGGTTCGCCGTGCAATGCCTCAACTCGTAGCATACGATGTTTGTGGTGTTCAACCAATGTCAGGCCCAACAGGTTTGATTTTCGCTCTTAAGAGTCGAGTAAACAATCAATCTGGTGCAGAAATTCCTGGCGTCAATGTCGATTCAGTTGTTACTGAATCTGGTGCAACAGGAAACTCATCTGGTGATATTGTCAAAACGCCTGGTCTTTTGATCACAGGTAATGACGGAACAGGTGAAACTGGAGCAGAATACGAAGCCTCTAGTGGACTTACAGTTGCTGTTGGTGAAGCAGATATATCTGGTGAAATGGCTTTCACTATCGAAAAGATTTCCGTTGCCGCAGGTACACGTGCTCTTAAAGGTTCTTATTCAATGGAACTTGCACAAGATCTACGTGCTGTTCATGGATTGGATGCAGAAGCAGAACTTGCAAACATTCTTTCACAACAAATTCTCGCAGAGATCAATCGTGAAGTTGTTCGTAAGATTTACATCAACGCAGAAGTTGGTGCTCAAGTCGGAACAACAACAGCCGGTATTTTTGATCTTGACACAGATTCCAATGGACGTTGGATGGTTGAGAAGTTTAAAGGTTTGATGATGCAGATCGAAAGAGATGCTAATGAAATCGGAAGACAAACACGCAGAGGAAAAGGTAACATTATCTTGACTTCTGGTGATGTTGCATCTGCACTCTCAATGGCAGGAATTTTAGATTACTCTCCTGCAATGAGTACTGATCTTAACACAGACACAGCATCCACAACTTTTGCTGGTGTTCTTAATGGACGCTACAAAGTTTATGTTGATCCTTATGCTGATGCAAACGCAGCAGAATACTACACAGTAGGATATAAGGGTGATTCACCTATGGATGCCGGAATCTTCTATTGCCCATACGTTCCATTGCAAATGGTTCGTGCAGTTGACAGTTCCAGTTTTCAACCACAAATTGCGTTTAAGACACGTTATGGAATGGTTGCAAACCCATTTGCTGAAAATGCAAGTGCATCAACTGGTCGTTTGACAGGTGATTTGGGATCAAATCCACACTTGAACAAGTACTACAGAAAAGTTCGTATTTCAAACTTGATGTAATTCTTGACCTACATATTGTAGGGATTTCAAAAGGGAGGGGAGAAATCCTCTCCCTTTTTTTGTTTGTACTGATCTTGTGAGGTATTATGATAATAGTAATCGGTAACGGCCAATCTAAATTTTTAGTAGATCCAAAATTATTCAATAGTCATCTAACTTATGGGTGTGATTTCGTTTATCGAAAATATATGCCTGATCATTTGGTATGTCAAGAGGTTGATGCACAGTTGGAATTAATTACTAACAAACATACTAAAAATAATAAATGTTATTTTAGAGGATTTGGTCTGATTCCTAGTATGAATTATGATATGCTACGACAATCAGTAGATCCAAGAATGAAAATAGGAGAAAACTCTCCCAAAACAGAAAATTTTGTAAACTTTACTCATGAGGGAGTAACATATTTTATTTGGGTAGATTCTTCTGATTTGATAGAAGATGTTGATTGGTGGGATGACGGATGGAATACGGATGCAGTTGCATTACGTTTGGCTTGTCAACATAATTTTGGAGAGACTTTTTATTGTGTGGGTTTTGATTACTATCATGATCAAACAAGTTCTGGAATATATCTTGGATCAAATGTACAAGAGTTTCACTACAATGATAACACATTGTTTTTGAAAAATCATAAAACGATTGAAGAAGAAAATCCAGAGTCTAGATTTATATTTGTAGGAAAAGACATTGATTATCCAGAATTTGAAAAAATGTTTAAATAAATAGTAGTATGAAAGGATACTATGGCTGCCGCAAATAAAGTACCAGACAATTTAAATTATCTATCTAATATTAGTTTTAGATTAGCAATCGAAGATGCACCACATCTGACATGGTTTTGTCAGGCTGCAAATGTTCCTGGCGTATCCATTCCAAATATTGAAATTACCAATCCTTTCGCAACTGTACAGTATGCAGGGTCTAAAGTTACTTTTGAGACATTAGAAGTTCGATTCATAGTAGATGAACATTTGAAAAATTGGACTGAAATATATGATCGTATTATCGCATTAGGTCTTGCAGAAGGACACGATAAATTTAAATCACTCAAAGCAAAATCAGATTTTACTCCTAGAGGTGGTACAGTTTCAACTATCGTTCTTTCAATATTAACAAGTGCAATGAATGCACAAATGGAATTTCATTTTTTTGAAGCATTTCCTATTTCTATTTCTAGTCTAGATTTTGATAGTTCGGCAGGAGATCTAGAATACTTTACAGCAACCGCTACTTTTCAGTATACAAATTATGAGATAAGAAACCTTTTAAATAATTAAAATTATGGAACTTGACGAAATTATGAAAATGTGGGAAGAGGATTCTCGCATTGATGATAAAGATTTGGATAATGAATCATTGAACATTCCAAACGTACATCAAAAATACCTAAACATATATTCTAAAGAAAAACGAAAGATGAGTGATCTCAAAACTCATTGGAAGATTCTTTTTCAGCAAAGATGGGAAGTTGTTATTTCCAAAAATGGAAAAGCACCAGAACACAATATTCGTTTATCTAAAACAGAATTAGAACGACACTATGTTGCAGCAGATGAAATCTTACAAAAGGCCGAGAAGATAATGAACGAACAAGAGGGAAAGGTTGAATATCTAAAATCTGTTCTCTCTATGATTGAAAATAGAAGTTTTCACATCAACAATGCAATCAGTTGGAGAAAATTTGTTGCAGGGTTGGGTTGATAGTGGAAATAATTGTAGAAAAAGAAAATGAAGTATATTTAAGACTTATCTGCGAACCAAGTGTGCGAATGGAATTGAATCATTATTTTCGATTTCGGCCCAAAGATTATCAGTTTATGCCCATGTTTCGTAGAAAAAAATGGGATGGTTTTGTTTATCTTTTCAATATGGATAATGGTAGAATGTACTATGGACTCAAACCAGAAGTACAAAGATTTGCATACGATAGAGAATATACAATAATAGATCAAACAAATGATCCTTATGGAAAAATTAGCAATGAAGATTATTATGAGTTTCTTACATCATTTCCTTGTGAGTACAAACTAAGAGATTATCAAAGTAGTGCAGTTAGACACGCAATAAACAGAAAAAGATGTCTGTTACTTTCACCAACTGCATCTGGAAAATCTCTTATCATTTACTACATAATACGTTATTATTCACCAAAGAAATCTTTAGTGATTGTGCCAACACTTTCTTTGGTGAGTCAGATGTATTCAGATTTTGATTCATACGCTCGAGCCGATAAAAATTTTGATGTTGAGAAGTTAGTTCATAAAATTTTTGGAGGACAAGAAAAGACAACAGACAAACAGATCGTTATCTCTACATGGCAATCTTTGTACGAACAGAAAAAGAACTTCTTTTCAGAGTTTGAATTGGTGATAGGAGATGAAGCTCATCTATATAAATCAAGATCCTTGACAAAGATAATGAAGAGTTTAGAAAATGCTCCTTATAGAATAGGAACTACAGGAACACTTGATGACATAGAAGTACACAAACTGATACTTGAGGGATTATTTGGATCGACTAAAAAAGTTACAACTACAAAGGAGTTGATCAAAAAGAAAACTTTATCAGAAATTCACATCAAATGTTTAGTATTGAAATACTCAAAAGAAGCCAGTACAATTGTTTCTAAATTAAATTATCAAGAGGAAATAGATTTTATAGTAAGTCATACAGAAAGAAATAAATACATATGTAATCTGGTTGAGAGTCTTTCTGGAAATTCGTTAGTCCTATTTCAGTTAGTAGAAAAACATGGAAATATTCTACATGAAATGTTGAGAGATAAAATAGATACCTCACGAAAAGTATTCTTTGTTTATGGAGGAACAGATGCAGATTCAAGAGAACAAATTAGATCAATCGTTGAACAAGAAAGAGATGCCGTCATATGCGCTAGTTATGGTGTATACAGTACTGGCATCAATATTAGGAATCTTCATAACATCGTTTTTGCTTCTCCTTCTAAGTCTCGTATAAGAAACTTGCAATCAATAGGAAGAGGACTAAGAACATCTGACACAAAAAAATCTGCAAATTTATATGATATAGCAGATGATCTTACACATAAAGAGAGAAAAAATTACACCCTAAATCATTTTATGGAAAGAATTAAAATCTATACAAGTGAAAAATTTCCATACCACATTTACACAATTCCAATTAAAGGATAATATGTCTGCGCCTCTTAAATATGTTAAATTAGCAAGTGGAGAAGAAATCCTAGCCATGTACATGGAGCCAGAGGGTGGATTTTTTAATTTTAAACATCCTATAAAAATATCTCAAGTTACTGATAAAGATGGAGAGGAAGGTGTGAGGTTTACAAAATGGATTCCATTTACAGAAGACGAAGTAATTCCTGTATCTGCAAAATATATCGTAACAATTACAAATCTATCTCCAAAAATGCTTAAGATATATAAAGATATTTTAAATGAAGTTGGTGATATAAAAGAAGAATTTGTTCCCTTAGATAGAGCAGATATGTTACTAAACTAAGTATCTTCTTTCATTGCGAATCGTACATACTCATTATAACACCTTCTGATAATATTGTCAAGACTTTTTTTTATATTTTTTCACTTGACTTTACTAACGTAATTTGATATAATTATTATATGATTAACGTAAAAAAGGATATTCATGCCAAGGAAAAAACAACATTATGTAGATAATGAAAAATTTTTGGAAGTCATGAGGAACTATCGTGAAGAATATTTAAAAGCAAAAGATGATGAAACGATATTACCTCAAATACCAGATTATGCAGGAGAGTGTTTTCTAAAAATTGCAGAAAGATTATCACATAGACCAAATTTTATAAATTATGCATTTCGTGAAGAAATGGTAAGTGATGGAATTGAAAATTGTGTTATGTATGCAAGTAATTTCAATCCAGAAAAATCAACAAATCCATTCGCATATTTTACTCAAATAATTTATTATGCATTTCTAAGAAGAATTGAAAAAGAGAAAAAACAACTTTACATCAAATATAAAACAATGGATGAGTTCAGTTCACTTGAAGACAACTCTGATATGGGATCAATGGCTTCAAATGAATCTGCATCTGTTACATCGGGTGCATCTCCAATGACAGCAGATAAACGTGCTAGTATATATGATTTTATACACGCATTTGAAGAAAAAAAGAAAGCAAAGAAAAAACCTAAACCAGAGGTAGATAGTAAACTTGCTAAACTATCTCCGCTCGTTGAATTTATAGAAGAAGCTTACGCATGAAAATTGCATTAATTACTGATACTCATTTTGGTGCTCGAAATGATAGTTTGATCTTTAACGATTTTTTCAAAAAGTTTTACGAAAATGTTTTCTTTCCAACTCTGAAAGAAAGAAATATAAAAAAAGTGATACATTTGGGAGATGTGGTTGATAGAAGAAAATTCATCAATTACAAGACTCTCAATTCAATGAAAGAAATATTGTTCAATCCATTAGAAGAAATGGATTGCAGTATGGAAATTATTGTTGGAAACCATGACATTTATTATAAAAATACTCTTGCAGTTAATTCTATGCATGAATTGACAAAAGGTATGCCTCGTATTACAGTTTATAATAAACCAACTGAAGTTTCGTTGGATGGTAAAAATACAGCAGTTTTTATTCCTTGGATATGTGATGATAATGAAAGTGAAACAAAAGAGTTGATAGAAAAAACAAGAGCTCCAGTTGCATTTGGTCATCTTCAAATTGAGGGCATAGAACAACATAGAGGTTCTATTGCAACTGAAGGACATTCGAGATCTATATTCAAAGCATTTCAAAAAGTATTTTCTGGACATTTTCATCATAAGTCAACAACAAATAATATCACATATCTAGGAAATCCTTATGAGATTACATGGAGTGATTATAATGATCAAAGAGGATTTCATATATACGATACTGAAACTATGGAAGTGGAAATGATAAACAATCCATATTCGATGTTTCATAAAATTTATTATGATGATTCTGAGGGAACGATAGAAAAAATTGATGCATCAAAATATGAAAATTGTTATGTGAAAATAATTATCAAGAACAAACAAAATCAATATATGTTTGAAGCTCTGATGGATGATTTAGTTAGAGGTGGTGTCGGACATATTTCTGTAATTGATAACCTTTTCGATATTCAAGATCTTGGAGATGATATTGAGGGAATTGAAGATGTTGAAGATACTATGAGTGTAATTCGTAATTGTGTGGATGGATTGCAGATTAAAAATAAAGAATCTTTGAACAAATTAATGCAAGATCTTTATGGTGAAGCTTTAACTATGGAGACAGTATGAGTCAAACAAGACAAGAAAGAAGACGCCAAGAAAGAAAGGCAAAAAAGACCCAAAAAAGATATGATCTTGAAATGCAAATGATTCAACCTTGGTCTTGTCCTATTTTAAAAACTAAATTACCACCAGACATTCTTGGTAAAATGTTAGAAATTACAGATCGTATGGTGGAAAATAAAAAGAATGAAAAAAGTTGGGGAGTAAATCTTGCTGGTCAGGTAGAACATGAATTGTTGATAAACCACGATGACTTATATGAAGCAGGAGTTATGGGTTTCTTTTTGGATATAGTAAGACATTATGTTATACAATGTAAAGTTCAGCAGATGGGCCCTAAGTATGAAAATGCAGTTAGATCAGAAGAATGGTTAGTTCAAATGTTATCTTGCTGGGTTGTAAATCAGTATCCTGGCGAATATAATCCAACTCATATACACACTCAATGTCAAATTTCAACTGCAATGTATCTTAAAGTTCCCAAATTTGAAGATTCTATAAAAAAACATCGTAATGATGATGATGGTTCAATTTGTTTTACTGGCCCCGCATCAAGAGACATAGATTTAAGTAATCCTCAATGGTCATGGCGACCAGAAGTAGGAGACTTTTTCATATTTGGTGCTCATCAATTTCACCATGTTTACCCTTACAAATGTTCGGAAGGTGATCCAGAAAGAAGATGTGTTTCTTTTAATGCAATATTTCAATCTAAGTCTGACCACGAAGCACAATTAGAAGCACAAAAAAATCAAAACCAACAAGCTGATCTAAGAGAAGTACAAGGAAGAGATTTTTCCGAAAGTTTAAAGAAATTATGACCTCTACAGAAGATTATTATTATAGAGTATTTTTACCTAATGAAGAAAAAAAGAGAAAGGAAAAAATGAAAGAATCTGTTGAAATAGGGAAAGAAGAGGAGCCTTGGGAAGCAGTTCATCTTGAATTGAGAGATAAAGATTTTATGAGAATTGCTAGAGAAGCTCATAAAAGAGATATTACTATCAATAGAATGATTAATATCATGTTAAAAGATGGAATGACAAGTGCAGAATATAAATTTGAACATGGAAATAAACCTCAACTTTTGAATGAAACTGAATGATAATATTTAAACAAGTCTCTTGGAAGAATTTTCTTTCTACAGGAGACAATCCTACGACTGTCTTTTTTGACAGATCACCTACTACTTTAATAATTGGAGAAAATGGATCGGGAAAATCAACAGTTCTAGATGCATTGACATTTGGATTGTTTGGAAAACCTTTTCGTGGTATCAACAAATCTCAATTAATCAATACGATTAACGAAAAGGGATTGTTAGTAGAAATAGATTTTTCAATTGGTAAAAAACAATTTAAGATTCGTAGAGGTGTAAAACCAAATCTTTTTGAAATTATTCAGAACGGAAAACTGTTAGATCAAACAGCCAATGTCAGAGATTATCAAGAGTATTTGGAAAAAGTTATTCTTAAACTTAATTACAAATCCTTTACTCAAATCGTTGTACTAGGTAGTTCAACCTTTGAACCATTTATGCAGCTCAAACAATCAGACAGGAGAACTATTGTTGAGGATCTTTTAGACATTCGGATTTTTTCTACAATGAATGGAATATTAAAACAGAAAAATTCTGAATTAAAAAATGACATGGGAACTCTAGAAATAGAGAAAGGATTGTATAATCAGAAAATAAAAATACAACAAGATTATATTGAAAAATTGAATGAAGATAGTGATTCGATTATTTCGCAAAAAGAAAAAGAGATCAAACAGTTTGAGTCGAAAAGAAAAATAGCCACAGGTACGTTGGCTTCTCTTAATTCTGAAATAGGAACTCTTGGGAAGAAAATATTGAATGAAGATTCTGAAAAAAAGAAATCTTCAGAATATGAAAAAGTTCAAAGTCAAATAGAACTTAAATTACATAATGCCGAAAAGGAATTGGAGTTTTACGAAAATAATTCTACTTGCTCAACTTGTAAACAAGTCATTGATGATGAGTTTAAAAAAGAAAAACTTATTGACATTTCTAAAAAGATTGACGATAAGAAAGACGGCCTCGACAAACTCCAAACAGAGATTGATTCATTAGAAAAGACATTAAAAGAATATCGGAAAATTGGAGAAAAACTTGTAGAAAAACATAAAGAAATTGTAGTGATTCAATCTAAAATAGATTCTTTTGGGGATAACATCGAAAGAACTCAAAAAGAAATCAATTCATTCAAAGACAAGAAAAAAGTTGATAATTCTCAAGAAGATGAATTGAAAACATTGAAAGAAAATTTAGAAGAGTGTTTACAAGATTATGCTAAGTTATCTGAACAAAAAACAATACATGGATACGCATATGAGTTGCTGAGAGATTCGGGAATCAAAACAAAAATTATTAGACAGTATGTTCCAATCATTAACAAGTATGTAAACAGATATTTAAACGAGCTAGATTTCCTTATCAACTTTTCGATTGATGAAAATTTTAACGAAACGATTCAATCACAATATCGTGATGAGTTTTCATATTCTTCTTTTTCTGAGGGCGAAAAAATGAGGATTGATCTTGCGTTGTTGTTCACATGGCGCATGGTTGCAAAATTAAAAAATAGTGTGAACACAAACCTTTTAATTCTAGATGAAGTGTTTGATTCCTCTTTAGATGCTGATGGAACGGATGCATTTTTGAAGATACTCAATACACTTGATAAAAATACAAATGTGTTTGTTATATCTCATAAAGGAGAAATTCTTTATGATAAATTTTACTCAACAATTAAATTTGTGAAAGAGAAAAACTTTTCTAAAATAGAGGTGGCATGAGTGA